TTACCGAAATGATGCTACTTTATGGGGCATGGGTGGGACATTTTGCTTAATTTTAGCGTTGATCAGTTCCACCTGTTCAACGTTATTGCTTGGCATCCAGTCACCGTAAACCTGATATAACATCTGCGGGCTGCTGTGTCCCATTTGTGCTGCAATGAAATAAGGGTTTGCTCCGGCAGACAACATCCAGCATGCAAACGTGTGTCGTGATTGGTATGGGTTCCTATGCCTAATACCTGATTTTCTCAGTGCGGTGTTCCATGTTCCCCCGAGTGAGGCCGCCGAGTAGCAAATACCGATCCTGCCGGATATTGTCGTCAGTGCTGGATTGAACACAAACGTGCATTCTTCCTCTTTAGTCTTTCCACGCTGCCTGGTTAGCACTGTAATTTGATGTTTCTTTCCCATCCTGGTTAACTCAAGCTGGTCTTTCAGCGCGTGGATAGCATTTACGTTTAGCTGAACTAACCGGTTAGTGCCTGACTCAGTTTTCGGTAGGGTAAATTGTTTTGCCGTGGTGACATTACGCCTTACACATAAAGTCCCGGCGACTAAATCAATATCCTCCCATGCAAGAGAGCATATTTCCCCATGTCTCAGCCCCGTATATACCGCCAGCGTCCATAGATTCGTAGTCTGTCGGCAATGGCAGGCAGATATCAACCTATCGAACTCATCAATAGATAGCGGGTCAGGCCGTTGCCTGGCTGTCTTGAGTAGCTTTACCGAGGCGGTTATATCCGTATCCATATAACCATTCTCTTTAGCAAACCTAAAGACAGTCATTGCTCTTGAGACATATCCATTTACTGTAACTACGCTTCTGCCTTTTTTATCGAGTTTTGAGAAGTGATCGCCATCAATAAGCTCATTTCTCATTACTGATAAATCACGAGCTTTAATATCCGCTATCTTTCTATCTGGCCCAATTGCTCTAACAATTGAAGCCACACAGCTTTTATAGCGGATCAGCGAGTTATCGGATATCTCATAACGTTTGATTTCCAACCAGGCATTGAACAGTCTGGTTACCGTCATCCCTGACTCAGGCTTAACCACTTTTGACGATTTAGGGAAACTATCAGCGTAATCAAAGTTTCCAGTCCTGATCGCATACATCACTGACTGGCGAAGTTCCCCGGCAATCTTCCTGTTTTTCGGTGTGTCTGGAACTCCAAGTGACTCCCTGCACCTTTCCCCGTTGTACATAAACCAGATACGGAGCATCCCTCCGTGGGACTCCGTTCCGGTTGGGTATTGCTTCTTCATCATCAACTCCTTCCTGAATGAAAAGGGATTGCTATTTAAGCAGACTTTTTCTCTCGGCGTACTGCTTTCGGCATTCTTCCTATCCACTCTTCAATTAGTTTTAGTTTGTAAAAACATGGGGCGGTTTCATGCGGTTCGCCATTGCCAGAAACATGGCGATACTCTCGGCCTTCCATCCACGAGGTATTTCTTGCGTGTTTAATTGTGTTTTTTTTTAGGCCTGTTACGGCCATAAGTACCGACTCAGAAACCCATTCGGCTGGTACAAGCTGAATAACATTATCCATTTTGGCCTCTTATCTCTTTATCAATCCCATCACCGATTCCACTTAAACTGACCATTCAGCACGCCAATAGCGAAAAGAAGCCAAGCCAGCTTGTAGCCAAGTGGCTTTATCTTCTCGTAATGGCGCAGGATGATAGGGCGGGTGATGGAGTCTTTATTGGTGTTAGCCGGTAGTGCGGCGAGGGTGGTTTTAATTTCGTTGTTACACATTCTGGCGGTAGATTGGAGTGCGTTCTGTCTCTCTTCAGGAGTCACAAGTTACCCCGCATTACTAACGATATAGAGCGTTGCTGCTACTGTGTACCCGATGAGATATATCCAGAACCAGGCACCGTCTGATATTTTTCTCTTCATGCTGCTTTACTCCCAGATAAAACATTAGGACTCAGCCACAGGCACTCAAGGCGCTTAACCGAGCCTTTCCGTCCGGCTGCCGATGATTGTTTTTCCTGCTTCTGCCAACCGGTAAGAATGTCGTTATACATATCCGTGTTGTAGCCGCTAAGCACGACCATCCCCTCAAGCTTGTTTACGGTATCGAGTAGGTTTAAATGAGCGTTATTGTCCATTTCATGGCGGTAATATCGCGATGAGATAACGCGGGTGTCATGGACGTATGGCGGGTCAACAAAATGAAGCGTTGAAGTTGTGTCATGGTCTAACATGCATTGGACAGCATCGCGATTCTCTACCAGGACACCTTCGAACCTCTGGCCAACTGCTGCTAAGTTTTCAGGCATCCTTGCCCACAAGTGCTGAGCGGTTGCCGAACTGCATTTTGTATCCAGGCGAAAACCAGTTGTTCCTTTTGTTGCGCCGGCAGAACCAAATCCCATTGTTGCCCTAATGACTAATTTCCGTGCTTTCTCGACCATCGTTCCCGCTTCTCCGTATGCATCGGTAAATTCATCACGAGAGTAGGGGGTTAGAATCAATGATTCGATAAGGCATTCACGCAGTGTCATATCACGCAGAACGAAAAAGAGATTAACCACATCACCATCTAAATCGTTATAGACCTCGGCATAGCTTCGCTCTTTTCTGAGCAATACAGACGCCGCGCCGCCGAAAGGTTCTACATAATGCGTGTGGGCCGGAAAATGACTAATAACCCAAGGGGCTAATCTGAATTTGCCGCCGTGGTAACGTATTGCTGGGTGCTTAATCTCATTCATGCCGCCATCCCCTTTCTGCGCTCATCAATCTCATAGTCATCACGACATCCGGAGTCACAGAACAATCCGCGAGTAATCGGCTGTCTACATTCCGAGAAGTGGCAATAGCCAGTGAATGTCATTGTTGGCTTGCGATTAGCTATTCCGACTTTGATGTTGAGTTGCTCAAGTTTTTGAGCCTGGTCGATTTCATCGCACATTACGCGGCCTCCGCAATATTTGTTGGCTCCCGCCAGCACTTAATCGAATAATTACCGTTAGGCTTTTCAGTGCATTCAGCGCCAAAGAATGAATTACTTATTGCGCCGCTCGGATTGGGAAACTCACCATTTCCACGGCCTTTGATAAATGCATTTAATGCGCGTGTGGCAAATTCAACGCAGCCGGGATCGGGCGCTGAGATAGTTACTCGCATAGGGATACTCCAGATAGTGAAATCCGTTTCTGTGAGTCCGTTTTTAGGCAATAAAAAACCCCGCATTTAGCGAGGCTCATTGAGGTGGTGTGCTTACTTTCTTTCTGGCGGGGTATATTCCATTTTACCCATCGTTCTACCTACTTCCCTATAGTGCTTCACTCGGTCGCGAAAATACTCACGTAAATGCGCTGGCTGCTGTTCCTCTATCTGAGCAGGGATAACCGGCATGTTGTAGCGTTCTTTGAATGCAACGCCGCTGGCGGCTAAGTCCACAGCCATCTTGTCTTTATCTTCTTGCGGTTTATCAGCGAGATTGAAGGTCATTTTTTACCTGCATCAGCTGTTTTACCACGCCAAACTTTATATCTAAGCGCGATTTTATCTGTCACTACTGGCTTAACCTCGCCAGCTTCAAACAAGTTTGCATTCGCAATCGCTATTTCCTGAACGATTTTTTTATAGCGTTTGAGCATGTATCGATGTTTATCGGCTGCTGATAAAGGTTGCTTTGTATTATTTTTGCTCATAACCCCTCCGGTTCATTCATGGGGATTATAGTCTTGTTAACGATAAACTTCTGCGCACATGAGCACAGCGTTGGGCTTGCGCTCTTTAATCAGCGTTGATACGGCTTGGCATTCGGATTGGGTAGGGTAGATATCTTCGGTAACGGGTAGGGCGTCGCATGCATCAAAACCGCATGAGCTTATGAGAAGAACAAAGCCGATTAGCATTAGTCCTCCGCTGGCTTGGCTGCTGTGAATAACTCGCGAAATTCGTAATCGGCATCACCAGCATGCTTAGATTTCAGCTTTTCATAAGTTCGCTGGTCGTTCAGTTTCACCCATGGTCCTGATTTACCGATACTGGAATAATGTTGACGCCACTCGAAAGTAACCGGCTGTTGCTCACGCAGTGATAGCAGTTCCGCAGCCATTTCCGTAACTATTGGATTCTGATCACCGCCAATATCAACAGGCCCCTGATTCGCAATTTTCTCCAGTTGCTCTTTACTCAGCATCTGCATTCCCCTTCTACCGTGAAACCGGCTGCTTTGATTACTGTAATAACCTCATCGAGGTAAAGCGTACGCTTGGAAGTGGAGCCGTAACCAATTCTTACGTATGTAGCGGCTGGCAGTACAACAGGCTTAGTAAGCCTCTCGTTTGCTGCTGATAACTCGGCTTCTGCTTTCTCAATTCTCTCTATCAGAGTGATAATTGATGATGCTGGGATATAGGCATATCGCAGGGGCGAGGTAGCCATCATTTCTTCACAGTGCTCTCTCAGTTCCTCGATGTTATTCATCAGCTGTTACTCCTCATGCTGTTCGCTTATTCCAAGCGCGTGAGGCCATAGCAATTTTGTCCTTGCCAATCATTTGAGCGCTCTGAGCGTCGCATCCGTGACAACGCACGATAGCTGAATGGTCGGGGCAGTCTTCTTCGTACTGAGCGAATGCCTCAACCTGCTTGGAGCCGCAGAACGGGCATGGCTTTAATTCTTTATCAGTATTTTCAGACATAACTATTCCTCAGCAGATTGCTGCAATGGGGTGGATTAGGCTGCCAGTCCGTTGGCAGCAAGTGACAATTTCAGATTTGAGTTAATCCGCTCAGCAGTCCGTTGCGCTTTAAATGGGTTTTTAATGACTTCGTTGTAAGGGGTGACCCAGCCGCGGTGACTTCGTGAGTAAATAAGGGTTATCGAACCGACTTTGATATGGTCATATGGGGTTGTCACATTGGCACCTCTTCCATCTCTGATTTGCGGATGCCGTAAATGTCGGTGGCTTTTTCGAGCTGGTCATGGTGGACTGCCAGGACGCGCTTGGTGTACTTGAAGAACTTATCTAACTCTTCTACTGACTTGGCGTTGCTGGCTGCGCTGGTAAAATCAGCGAGCAGGACATCAGGCGAGCGCTCATCGACTTTTGTCGTCTCCAATTCACCCTCAATTGGTTCCGCTTTCTTGGTGTTGATCATCTTGTTCAGGTCGGCATTGGTGCGCGGCGTTACATCTCGCTCAGGCTTTGGTTTTCCGTCCAATTCATCAGTGGAGTAAACGCCGAGAATAACCTCGGGGCAGTACAGGCGTGACCAGCGCTTAACGCCAAGGTAGGCAAGTTGTTGTTTCGGGTCACTGGCCCACAGCGTGGAATTTCGTACTTGGGCCTGAGAAAGTAGCAACTCCAGAACACGCGGCTCATCTTCACCTTTCATTGTGGCCCAGACTCGAATGCCAAGCCCTTTCTCATCTGCCAGCGTCCAGTCTGGTGCTATATATTTATTACCATTCTTCCCAACTCTCTCTGCAAACTTGCCGATCACGTTTTCCCATGGGCCAAACCAGTCATAATGAATCCGGTCCTTGGTGGGAGCCATTGCATAAATCACCGCGTTAACTAGTTGCGCCTCATAACCCAGGGTACCGCTAACAACGTGAGTCTTTTGAGCAACTACGAATGGATTCATACCCCACTGAACAGCTTGCATTGCCACTGCCATGCAGTCCGCTTTATTGCCAGCGAGGTGAGATGGGATAGTTGATCGCCCGCTTGCCATAAGTGTTGCGAAATTCTGAATTGCCATCAGGTTTTGAGGGCTGAAAATCGCTACATTTGCATTGGTAATGGCGGGTTCATTGCTTAGTTCGATGTTGGCGATGTCAGTCATTGTTCTTTTTCCTTGCCCATGCAGGGCGGCAAATGGTTTCTACACCGCCCCATTCGTTGCTGAGTCGGCATTCGTGATAGGTTTGCAGGTTCTTTCTGTACAGGTCATGCCCGGCGGCCACATCGTCAGCATCGAGCTGAAATACGCGGGTTGGGTATCGTCCACAGTTAATGGTTTCGCTTACTGCGATAAACAGAAATGTCGGATATTCGTTGAAGTGATTGAGATAACCGTCCCGGTACATAGCGTCCTGCACGTGATACCGGAATTCTTCGATGTGTCGCGAGAAACGATCCATGTCAGCCACTTTTTTCACATCCACTATGATTGGCTGGCTGGTTAGAAACTTGTCCGGTCGGATCCGGCATAGTTCTGATGTTTCTTCATCCGTCCAATAGATTGAAGATTCGCAGTATCCTTCTGCTTCTAAAAAGTATCTGGCTGCTGGGTGGGCCATTGCACTCCCTTGCATCAGTTCCAGCTTCCGGTGCTGTTCAAAGTCCATTACGGTCTTCCCTGACTCTTCGCACTCTTTCAGAAAGTCCTTTTCTGCTGCCTTACCATCCGTTGTGCGCCGGTTAAACTCTGGCGCTTTGATGAATCGCTTATCGAACTCTTCAGGCTCAAGTAACAGGCAGTGGAGTGCTGTCCCCATATCCAGCGCCTTGAGCTTTTCCGTGTCTACTGGCGCTGTTTTCTTCCATGTGAGTATTGCGGGGTTGATAGCCACATCATCCAGTTGCGACTTACTTACCCCCGGCCCCGAGTGATAATCCTCGTTTGATATATCTTGATAGTGGCCCGGTTCCATCATGCCGCCTCATCGTGTTCAGCCAGTCGCCGCTGTATTTCCAGCGCCTGTTGCCATTTGGCATTCTCAAATAGGACGTTGTAGAGTGCGGTGTCGAATCCCTCGAAGTCGTACTCATCAACTAAAATATTGAAAGCTTCACGGTCGAATTCAGGGAGGTGTTCAAAGGTTTTAATTAGGTTATGAACCCGCAGTGCCTTTTCCTGCCTCTCTGCGACTTGTCCAGCTTGTTCTAAATCTTGCTCGTTCAGTGAGCTATAAAGCTTCCTTGCTTCATTCATTTCTGCGTATGTCATAGCAGCCCCTTACTTTCACAAAACGCCAGCGACATAAGTCGATAGCCGGTTTCATTGTTTGGGTAGTAGTGCTCACTGTCACCGATGCGGATAAATAACCGGCCGCCAATTATCTGAAATTTCATGGCTCACCTCGTTGGTTAAGTATTTCGATAAGACGACGCGCACCGTTTTTAACGTTGCGGCAAATGCGGTCGAGCAAAGTCTCAGAGCAGCCCACGCAAGGCCACCCTGCTATACAAAAGGTATGCATGGGATACTCCGGTTTAATTAGTAGGTAATTGCGATTGCTGAGACTTGGCCTTTAGCAATAGCTTTAACGCATTGCACGGCACATTCTTCAGGGATACCGGCAGCGACTAAATCAGCCACAGCCTGTTGATTGATAGTTCGTTTATGTTCGACGTTAGCTGCCCGAGCCTCTGCCTCATCAGCAACACGTTTCTCTTCAGCTAGCCGAGCATTTTCTTTCTGCTGCGCCTCACGCTTAATGCGATCTGCTTCTTCCTGCGCTTTACGTTGCTCGGCTGTGATAGCTTCCTGCTTCTCGCGCTCGACACGCTCTGCTAATTCCTTAGCATCACGCTCAGCTTTGGCTGCGGCATCCTTAGCGGCCTGTTCAGCTCGTTCCTGAGCCAGTTTTGCATCACGCTCACGTTGTTCCGCTGCTTCAATGTCACGTTTGGCTTTCTCTTCAACTTCGCGTTTCGCTTTCTCTGCTGCCTGTTGAGCAATGAATTCTTCATGGGCTTTCCGCAGGCGTTCAACTTCATCAGCTTTCGCTTTGGCGTCACGGTCAAAAGCGTCATTCATCAGCAGGGCCATTTCGTGGTCAGACTCTTTCTTGACCAGCCGCTCCGCTGTGATACTGGCGTCCATTTCATGGGCTTCCTGCCATATGGCTGCATAGGCCGCTTCTGCTTCATACTCCAACTTCGGTAGCAATACCTTTTCTTTCAGTGCGTCCAGCCGGTCACGAACCGTCTTGCGACTGGCATCAATTTTCTTTGGCACTTCTTTGTATTCGGTAACCAAATCCTTACCCAGCCCATCCAAATAAGTTTTGGTCTTTGCTACTTTTAAGCCGAGAGAAGCAATAGCGTCGCGGCCTTTCTTTGTGCTGACGTCTGGAACAAACGAATTAACTTCTTTCTCAACCTGCTGAAGAATTGATTCGATGTGGTCAGGCTGGGTAAATACTGCGAGAGCGTTCTTAGGCTCGATAACAATCGATAAGCCGGTTGCTTCACTCATGCTCATTTCCTTGTGTTTAGCCCACAGCAAAACACCGACAGTTGTCAGTTATTTACTCTGGGGATTGGTGGGGGTGGGAATTAATCTATCTGAGAGTTGGATGGGTATCTTTCTGGGTAGCGAAACTTCAATAACTCGTCCTGAGTTTTACTTAATCTCTCTTCCAGCCGTTTAATCGCATCTGATTGTTGATTAATTAGTTCGCTATTAGATTCTTGGGCTGAACAAGCCACCTGATATCTGGCTTTATCAAGTACCGTACCTTCACCATATAGGCGCTCATACCCACAAATCTGGCCTCCAGCAAATCCGTTTTCCGTCATCCCATACATGCTAGATATTTGGTCAACAACATGCTTAATCACATTGTCGTAGCAAGATAGCGATTCAATTACCTGCATACGGTCTTCATCGCTCATCAGGTCGATAAGTGACGATGCATCATTAAGCGTTATTGTTATTCCGTTTGAAGCTTTAATTTCAATTGTCATACATCACCTCATCTAGTGGTCTTATTGCTGCCACCGGTTAAGTGGCAAGGTAAGACTACTTCTTGGCGTAAGAGACAGCTTCACTCATTGTTTTGAAGTCTTTCGTATAGCCAAACCGGTTAATACCCTGCCAAGGCAACTCAAGCTTTGCTGAATGATTAGTTCTGTCTATCACCTCACCAGAAATTACCGCGTAAGTGTTTGCTGATGTTTTTATTGTGTCTGCCATCATTCATTCCTCATTTACCCGCCAATAAAAAAGGCCACCTAAGTGACCTATTGAATTCTCTCTGTGCGCCCACCGTGGCGTAACACTTCCCCATACTCTCCAATACTTACGTTGTCGTCCCTGTGCTGGCGTAACGCCTGCTTTACCGCTGTTTCAGCATTGCCACGATAAGCATCAAATTCAGCTTTAAGCGTTTTATATTTCTGCTGCCATTCGCGCTCAATGTCGGCATATCGGTCTGAATCTGGCGGGGAGTAGAAAGCCATTCCGTAATGCTCATGACCACCACTGACGGCCTCAGCAAGGCAAGTAAGTTGCTCTGATGTCAGTGTTAAGTCACAGTCGTCAGTGGCTTGTGAAATACACTCTTCCCAATAATCTAAGTCGGTCATCTCTTACCCCTTAACTATGTGGTTGGCTTCTTTGCGAACGTTAATCTGCGAGTCAAGAAATATCGATTCCCATCATTTTCAAAGCAGTGGCTGGGTCTAGCTGGAGAATATCCCACCCCAACTTTGAACGAATCTCACCAGATTCAACACGGTCAATGTTCACCATAAAATCAGCAAAATTCTCGCGGTACACTTCTTCTGTTTCGTTTTCTAACGGCTGGCGGAAATTTCGCACTTTGGCGCGACGCTTCAGACTTTCTAAATTTGGGAATGACATTGGCATGATATTTATCTCGCTGTTAATGATTCTGACTTACGGAAGCCTGCTGCAAACTTAGCTACTTCAGGCAAACATATGTTGTCCGCGCTTGGCTGCTCTGTGCTGCGAACCGGTACCGGCATCGTTGCTTTGTATACCCTCGATGTGCAGCCCTCAGAGAGCTTTGTGAACGCTGCTTCAATTCTGCTTGCCAGCACTCGGTTGGCATCCTTCGCCGCGAAGAATTCACCTGTACGCTTAAATTTGCGTGTCTTTGAATTCTCTTTAGCTGGTTTGATTGTGATCGCTACCATGATTACCTCCGGTGATTGGCTTTGGTGATGTGGTGGCCGGTGCTGATATCCGACTTGAACTATGTTCAGTGTTAGCTGCCACCTCTTAGAGAGGGATACGCGTCATGATTTTCACTGAATTTATTGGGTAACCCTGTCTTCCAGCTATTTACGCAGCTTGTCTTCCAACACAGACTCGTGCCTCACCCATTCACACCCGTTACAATGTTGCGCATCAGCCTGCGCATTCACCACATCCCAAAGCCAACTTCTCTTTGGTCTCCCAGACTATCCGGGAGAAATCCGTCACGAGGATTGATGAGCATCTCTGCTTTCGCTCCCCGCTTTGTTAATGAGCAGCCTGTCGTCCTGACTGGCGCGGCGAGTAGTTCCTGTCTGCCGCATCGATGTTTCGTTTCGATGGGTTTAATTTATCTCAAAGATAAAGAATGGTAAATAGCAAAATGATAAATAATTAGGTGTTATTGACGTTAAATTTGATAAACACATGAATGGTAAAGATAAAATAATTTATCTTTTTTTATGATGGGCGTAAAAAAACCAGCTCTAGGCTGGCTTGTTTATCAATTTTGCGGGGGTCAACCTAATCGAGAGTAGGCCATTTGCCATTTACCAACAATAAATCCCTCTATGTGGAAGGTTTCTTCATTGTCTGCATTTATTTCCCAGCGATCATATTTTTCGTTATCGCTTATCACGACTATTTTGTCTTTTAACATTTGCAGACGTTTGATGTGTGAACCCTCGCCATAAGTGAATGCATAGATACCATCGCTACGAAATGTTCTCACGGTAATATCTATAACAACCAGCTCACCGGGGTCTATCGTTCCGATCATGCTATCGCCATCAGCGGTGGTTAGCTTAAGTGATGATGCAGGCCTCCCTCCAAACATGCGTTTAGCATATTCTGGATCAACCTCAATAGATTGAATTATGTCGGGGTAATCACCATTCACTCGCCCACCTCCGCAACTATGCTCTGTATCCAACAACTCCAACCTGTATGGATGATCAGTATAGTTTCTAGCTAGGTTTTGCAAGTTAAAAGGGTTGTCTTTATTGGTTTCTTTACCTGAATCGTTATCTAAATCAAAAGAAGCATCAGAATGTGGCACATCTAGCCACCCCCGTAGCAAGCCCAGATTAGCCTCTACGCGGCGCGCTATTATGTCCCCTACGTTACGGGTGGCATTTACGCTAATAAGCTGGCTAAGTTGAGACGCTGGCAATCCAATAGCATCTGCGAACTGAGCCTTTGTCTTTCCCTCACGGACATATGAATCCATTAAGGCGCGCAAATTATTGCGTCTGAAGTCTTTAGTTTCCATCCCTAGATGTTCCCATGTATTAGCAATTTGATAAATATTCAAATTGATAAATTCGCATTGTTATTAATTTATCTTTGAGATAAACTGACTTTATCTTTAACAAAGAAGGTAAATAAAATGAGCAATGATTTACTCCGCTGGCGCAAATCTGCCGACAAGGAAGAGTGGGCCGCTCTTGCTCGACTTGTTGGGACTTCTGTCGGTTACATGAACTTGATTGCCTACGGTGTTCGCCGTGCATCACCTAAGCGTGCTGCAGCAATTGAAAAAGGCACAAAGTTAATTGGGAAGTATGCACCAGTAACTAAAGAAAGCCTTGTATTCATGACCGTACGAGACAACGCCGCTTAAGCACTACCGCTCTTTAACACTACTGACCTCACCCCGGAAAGTCTGGGGCAACCAAAGTGACAAGCTCACAGCTTTGTCACGTAACAACATCTAACAAGGGAAGAGTACGCAATGGAACGTGCAACCACACGCAACAAGGCTCGAATCATTGAGAGCCAGCTACTGAACAAGATTGCATTACGAGGCGTCACTGACATTGCTGACGCTGTAGGCGTGGATAAGTCACAGATATCACGCTGGAAAGAAAGCTTCATTCCGAAGATATCAATGCTTCTGGCTGTTTTGGAATGGGGAGTAGTTGATGACGAGATGGCAAGGCTGGCTAAGTCTGTGGCTTTGTTGCTCGCAAAACAAAAATCCCAACAGAAGGGCAGGGATTCCGAACAAATAACAATAAATTTTTGAGGTTAAAAATGATTTTAACGCTGAGTAAAGAGGCGCTATTAAGCGCAATGATTTTTCAGGCAAAGAAAGATGTTCGTTATTACTTAAACGGGATCTGCTTTGCGCCTGATAAGAAGCTGTTTGCAACAGATGGTCATCGGTTATTCATCGGTGAGCACGATACAGAAGGATTGGAAGGGAACGTCATTGTTGCCATCAATGGCCCTAAATTTACCAAGTTCAAAACAGCAGTTATCGATACTGAAACCGGCGTTGTTTCTTACCTGGATAAGAATGGTATCAAGGCTTGCATAGGTTTATGTGAAGTCATTGATGGAGTGTATCCAAAAGTAGAACGAATCATACCGAAATTAAATAATCCGGTTTCAGAGATTGGCTTCAACGCTGGTTATTTAGCTGATATCGAAAAGGCAGCAAAGCTCTACAGCCCTAAATATTGCGGTATCCGCATCAAGCCTAGTAGCACGATAGGTTCTGCAATCATCGAGTTTGCCGGTTCTTTCAGTAAAGCCTCGGTTGTCATCATGCCAATGCGTTTCTAATCATGAATATCCTAAATGAAAATGCCCCAACAGCGCGAACTGTTAGGGCATCAATGCAAATTAACTGGATCAATTCACAGGAGTAATTATGAACGAGAAGCCAATACTTTTCAATGCCGAGATGGTTCAAGCCATTCTCAGTGGTCGCAAGACGCAGACGCGCCGGATTATGAAGGTTCAGCCGTCCGAGCACTTTCACCCACAAACCATTCATGGAGCGATGGACTTCACGGCCCACTGGTACACACCGGGTGTTATAGACAAAGACGGTTATCTGCAACCCGCAAGAAAGGATGTGTTTGGCGTGGCTGATGAGGATGAAGGTTATACCTGCCCGTTGGGTGCGGTGGGCGATCAGTTGTGGGTTCGTGAAAAGTTCTATCAGCATGGGGTATGGAATCAGCCATATTTCGGGGAATGCTCAGATCCAGAGGACGCATATTTTTCTGGTGATAAACGTGTGCTGTATGCCGCTGATGGCGGCTCAGTTAAGCATGGTGGGACACGTGATGATTTCTGGCGCAGTCGTCCATCAATCCACATGCCTCGATGGGCATCCCGCATCAATCTGCTAATCACCGGCGTTCGTGTTGAGCGGCTTAACACAATCAGCACTGGCGATGCTATGGCTGAGGGTTACCCAGCAGAACGTGAAGCTACTGGCGGCTCTCTGGATGCGTGGCTGTGGTTCCGTGAATTATGGGATGGAATTTATCCAGACAACACCTTTGAAGTTAATCCGTGGTGCTGGGTAATTGAGTTTGAGCGCATGGAGGCCAAATGATGCGAAAGAAAACTAACGCAAAACAGCGAGAAGTTGCTCAGCAGCGTTCTGCAAAGCCGGACGAGTTAGTCATGGTCTGCGTGGACAATCCAATATTCGGTCACAAGTTCACTGAGATTTTCCGTGGGCTTAAAGCCACCCGGGGAAAAGCCAATGAGTAACGCTATCGATTATAACAACAATGTCTCACCTATCAGGCCTCATCTGGAGGTCGTGGAGTGTCGCGTGGCCGATCTTGATGATGGGTATACCCGGATTGCGAACGAGCTACTAGAGGCCGTTATGTGTGCTGATTTGACAGCTAGGCAGCTAAAGGTTGCTCTTGCCGTAATACGCAAAACTTACGGCTTCGGTAAAAAAACCGACCGGATAACTAATACACAGATAGCGGGAATGACAGGCATACACCACACGCATGTTTGCACTGCTAAAAATGAAATGATAGCCATGAAAATCATTATCACTTCAGGCAATCACATAGGGATAAATAAGGTTGTTTCTGATTGGAATTTCAATATTAGCCAAGTTAGCGAAACATTAGCCAAGTCAGCTAATAAAACCTTAGCCAAAGTAGCTAATCACCATTCGCCAACTCAGCTAAACACAAAAGAAACTCTTCAAAAGAAAAAAGAAACTACCCCTAAATCCCCAGAGGGGACTTTGGTCGAGAAGGATAAATCAAAAACCAAACAGCCAGCATCGTCAAAGTTCACATTCGACCGTGAGCGCTTCAAAGAAACATGGAACTGCAAAGCCAATAAGCACGGATTGCCCCGCATAGTAAGCATTAGCACCACTACCGAGAAAGGGCTTAAACGCCTGTATGAATCCCACCTTAAGCATTGCAAAGAAACAAAGCGCATCCCGCGAGATATGGACACGTTTATCAATGGCTACATAGAGTTCGGTTATACGCCAAGCTCGTTTGCGATGGGTGAAAATCCGGCTGGTAAGAAATATGGGATAGATACTGCGCTAACCCAAAGGATTATCGACCAAGTTATTAGTCAGGAGGCTTAGCATGGACAGTTACGATTTTGAAGAGCAGTTGATTGGCTCGATGATTATCAAAGGCGATCACATCGACTGCCATGAAATTACCGGCAAGCTTCCCGCTGAAGCCTTTGAGAACTTCCACCTACGCAACATGTATTCAGTGATATCCGCGCTACTGAGCAAGTGCGAACCCATAGACCCGTTCACCATTCAAGAGGCGGTTCCTGTGGGCACTAAAGACATGGTGCTGACCGTGTCATCCCGATGCAAATCATCAGCAAATATCAAAGCGTGGGCGAAGAAAGTCCGCCAGTGCTGGATGCTGCGAAAAGGTGAGGCTGAATTTATGCGGGCGGCGGGAATATTACGGGGGGCTGGCACTCACAACATCAACGAGTGCATAGCGGAAGTCTCAGGAATTGTATCTCGTTTGCAGTTTGAGACAAATGATAAGGTGCCACGTCGAGTGGGTGACATGTTGGACGATTACATGCAGGTGCTGGAAAAGCGAATGCATGGTGCTGAGTCTGGATTGTACCTGAAAACCGGTATTGAGCCGATGGACGATGAATACGGCGGCTTTGACCGTACTGACTTGATCATCATCGCTGGGCGGCCGGGCATGGGTAAGACTGAGCTGGCAATTAATATCGCTAACTCAATCGGCCGGCAGAAGGGGAAAGGTCTGTTGGTTTCAATGGAAATGTCAGAAATGCAGGTTGTTGAGCGCCACGTTGCTGACCGAGCTGGATTGTCTGTTGGCGTATTGCGCAACCCGATCAACATGATTCAGGAGCAATACACCCGGCTAACTGCCGCCACCGGCACGCTGATAGACGAGAACAACTACGTTATCGATGGAGCATTCACGGTAGATGAAGCTATCGCCCATGCCGAACGCATGAACATGGACGGCGGCCTTAGTTTTCTGGCTATCGACTATCTCGGGCTGATAAATAAACCCAAAGCAGAGCGAAATGATATCGCCATCGGTGAGATAACCCGCAAGCTCAAGCAGTTCTGCCTCCGCAATAAAGTTCCGGTAATTCTTCTCTCACAGCTAAACCGAGGCGTTGAAACCCGAGTTGATAAGCGGCCCACACTGGCTGACTTGAAAGACTCAGGTTCAATTGAGCAAGACGCTGACGTGATTATCTTCCCGTACCGCGACGAGGTTTATAACGAGCACAGCAACATGCGTGGCATTGCTGAAATCATTGTTGGCAAATACCGGTCAGGCCAGCCAAAAACGTTTTACATAGGCTGGAAGAACGGTCACTTCGTTTGCATGGATCAGGAAGAGGCGGCAAGGCGGTTTGCTGCTAATGAAAACGAGCCTAAACAGGCTGCCAACTGGCGCTAATTCGAGGAAATCATGATGGACATAACTAAATCGCGGGAAGAGTTTGAGAAGTGGCTTGAAGAGGTTCATGGGCTATATGGCGAAGATATTGATTGGGAGCCAGAGAGAAACTGCTATCGAATTTTTGGCATCCATTTGGCGTGGTGTGCATGGCAAGCATCCAGAGAAAGCATTGTGGTGGATATTCCTGAAGAAATGACCTGTCGTGAGGCGCTTGAACAAGGCCATACGAGTGATTATGCCAACGGGTTTACGGCCGCAATTATTCAATGCTATGCCGTTGTGCGCACTGCCGGTATTCGAATCAAGGGAGAGAGTGAGAAATGTTAGCAATCCCAAGCCGAATAAAGAGAGCACTTGATGTAATGGATTCGATTCTTTTCACGCATAGCTATTACTTTGACGATACCCAGCATTGGTCAAAGGTTGCTAAGCAGCAAATTGAAGGGATGCGGATTGCCACTAAAGCCAAGGCCATTGTTTATCACGACAGAATACTGAATGAGAGAAAATGCTGATGAAAGAATTAGATAGTTTCACTGTAGAGAGATTGGAAGAGTTTATTCGTCAACCACTAGAAAACGGATTAACTCGAAGCGAGCAAATGGAACTTGCCCGAATCGCGTTAGCTGCAAAGAGGGCTGAGCCTGTTTATCAGTATCACACTGGAATAATCAACGAAGAGGGCGATATCGATTGGTATTGGGTGGATTGTGATAAAGGATTTTACAGCCAGTATGATAATCAACATCGCCGCATCGTTTACACCACCCCACAATTGAACTCTCCGGAGATACCGGAAGGTTGGAAGCTGGTTCCGATTGAGCTTACTGCTGAAATGGCTCAGGCAGCTGGAGAAGCGCATGAGGGAGAAAGTTACCTTCCTTATTCAATCTATCGCGCCATGCTATCCGCCGCGCCGGAGAAGCCATGAAAACACACATCCGAATAAACCGTAACGAGATACTTTTCTGGAACACGTTGCCGCGCAATGTCCGTTATTTCGGCTACAGGCGAGATTGGATGGACGGGCCGGTGCCAAGTTTCGGTTTCTGGTTCTTCCATTTTTACATCTGGTGGCGGGAGAAGGGAAATGGATAAAAAGGTCTTCGTATTATGTGGTGATCAATACAAGCGAAATGCCCTCCAGTTTATAAATCAACTCCCTGTAAATCCTGATAAACCACTCCTGATCACAATCCAAGAGCGAACCCGCACATTAGACCAGAATGCACGCCTATGGGCCACGCTTGGCGATATCGCTACTCAGGTTGTTTGGCATGGTCAGAAGCTTAGCAGTGAGGACTGGAAGCATATATTCACCGCATCACTGAAAGGGCAGAGGTCAGCGCCGGGTCTGGAAGGTGGCTTTGTCATTCTGGGCCAATCAACCAGCCGCATGACCGTTGGAGAACTGCGCGACCTGATAGAGCTGATAAATGCTTTCGGCGCTACGCATGGCGTTAAGTTCAGCGATGAATCACGGCTTGCAATTGAGTGGGCCAACCGGTTCGGTGACAAGGGGAAGGTGGCAGCATGATTACTCTGATATTAGTCGCAGCTTATTTCTGGATGGCTGGCGTTGTATCTGAATGGGCTCATGACATTCAGGGCGGCAACGAAACCGTCTCGGGGTATGTAAGGGCGTTTTGCATTGGTGTCACATGGCCTTACTGGCTTTTTCTGAGAAAATTAGGAAGGCGGCATGAATAGATACGATGGAATAAATCTTGCCATTCTTTTAGCTTTATCACTCAAACCTCAGAAAGTATGGTCGCCAGAGCTGATTGTTGAATCGCAGCAACAATCGAACGAGTCATGGAGACAGAAAGGGAGAAAGCCCTGGAGGCAGCGCCGATGACGCGACGAAGCCCAACTCAAATAGCCATAGATAACCTGATATTCCGCAAGACCTTTCGAACCAAGCCTAAACCCCAAATCCCCGCCAGCGAAATACCCACATATGATCACATATGCGTTTTGCTGCGCGCAAAATTCGACAGAGTAAGGAGAACGCGATGAAAGACTATTCAGAAATGAGTGATATTCACATCAATGCAGCGGTTTCGCGCACCCTATATGGCAACCTAAGTCGTGGTCATGAGCTTCAACTGGCATCGGGAGATGTGGACTACTGCAACAACTCAACCGACGCATGGCCGATTATTGTTGAGAATAAAATCAGCCTTAATTGGAGTGAAACTGAAAAATCATGGTGTGCACACGTTGGCGGAGTCATGACTGAGGGGTGCTGGTGTTGGGATGATGACCCGAGCCACCATCATGATGGCTCCAACCCACTACGCGCAGCAATGGTCACTTTCCTGATGATGAAAGACAGGGAGAGCAGCCATGTCTGATATTTACCAAAAGATTAACGGGGCCGACTACCGACGAATATTTGTTGTTGGTGATGTCCACGGCTGCCTGAATAAGCTCAATGAGAAATTACTCTCAGTTGATTTCGATGAGAGTAAAGACTTGTTGATATCCGTAGGCGACCTGATTGACCGAGGTTCACAGAACGTCGAATGCCTCGACCTGATAACGCAGCCTTGGTTCCGTGCCGTTCGTGGCAACCATGAGCAGATGGCGATTGATGCACTTAATGGCTCAGGTGATGTAAATAACTGGCTAGCTAATGGTGGAATGTGGTTTTTCTGCCTCGATTATGACCAAGAAATATTGGCTAGGGCGTTGATAGCAATAGCTGAAAAGTTGCCGTTAGTTATCGAGGTTGATACTGACTCCGGAAAATACGTAATAGCCCACGCTGATTACCCATCTGATAGTTACCACTTCGGCAAGCCAGTCAGTGAACAGCATGTTATTTGGAACCGTGAGCGCGTGAGTTACGCAATGGATGGTGAGGGGGAGGAAATCGCCGGGGCCAAGCAATTCATATTCGGCCACACGCCAATGAATAAAGCCAGCCAGTTTAAAAACCAACTCTACATCGACACTGGTGCAGTGTTTGGGGCTGGGCGTGAGCTGACGATGATCCAGATTCAGGGGGAATAGCCATGCCTGAACTCCCCCAATCAATATGTATCTTCTGCTTCCTGATGCTTAACAAGGGTGAAACCTACGCTCATCAGAAATGCATTGATAAAGCAGCGAAGGAGAAAAGAGATGGTGATTGAAATTATTGCAGTTACTGCGCTGGGGATTTCCCTTATTCCGGCCGGACTACTCTCATACATCTGGTGGAGGATTATCCGTGGCTAATTTACGCAAAGAGGCTAGAGGCCGCGAGTGCCAAGTTAGGTTGCCGGGCATCTGTAACGGGAATAACGAAACTGTGGTGCTGGCCCACTACCGGCTATCGGGAATATGCGGTACCGGAATCAAACCGCCTGACCTGTTCGGCGCATGGTGCTGCTCTGCGTGTCATGACGAGATAGACCGGCGTACGCACATCATGGACATAGAGAGTGCGCACTTGGCTCACCTTGAGGGAATGGTGAGGACACAGGCAATTCTACTGTCGGAGAATAAGGTGAAGATATGACCGAATATCACATAGACCTACCCTGGCCGCCCAGTATTAACACCTACTGGCGACACTCGAGGGGAAGGCACTACATCAGCGAGAAAGGCACCAAATACCGACAAGCAGTAATCGATACCATCAAACAGCTAAACCTCGATATCAACACCTCCGCACGACTCAAAATATCAATATCAGCACACGTACCAGACCGCCGCCGCCGTGACTTAGACAACCTGCAAAAGGCTGTCTTTGATTCGCTGGTGCATGCGGAATTTATGCGGGACGACGAGCAGATAGATGATTTCAGAGTTAGGCGGCAGCCGATTGAAAAGGGTGGGCGGCTATCAATATCAATTACTGAACTGGAGGCAGCGTGAAACCAACCGCATGGCAGGAACTGGCAAAAGCACCAAGAAAGAGTTATCTGGACAGGGTTCAACGGATTACCCCTGTGCAGGATCGCTGGGTTGGTTCGGTGCTTAATATGTGGGGTGATACGGTCGGAGGTAATACTGCTCCAACAGGTAAGTGTGGCGTGATAGGGCGGTTAATGATTTCGACTGAGTGGGATGAAAACAAGGGAGCCTCAATTGTGAAGACTGTAGAAGACCTCCACAAATTGGGCTACCGAGGCACAGAGTTATTCCAGAAAGCGAAAGAGATAATTAACCCAAAAAACTCATTCAGTATTCTTTTCACGCGCGCCAACGAGGGAGAAGAAGCTGCATTTGTCGATCAGGTTGTGCTTAAGGAATTTACTCAGGGTAATCCTGTTCGTGCAGTTGCTATTCAATACTATTGTGAGCGCAAAGACATGCAAGAAATTGCCTGTTATCTAAATCGGGTGCATGCGCCACACCTAACACTAAAGCAATGCATTGACCGGATCAGATGGTGTCGTGAAATATTCAAAGCAAGAATGTTTTACTCTTTGGTAAGAGAAATGGAGGTTGAAAATCTACAAAATGCCGCTTAATGGAAATATATTTTCATAAATGCTTGATTTTAAGTTTTGAAAGTGTATATTTCAGTTAAGCTCGGACGTCAAAGGCGAAGAGCGGTGATGTAGTTGAGTCACCAATAAAACATTCAAGGCCCAGCCCTAACCGGTTGGGCTTTTTGCGTTTAACCATGTCGAGCACTTCCTCGGTATGGTCTCTATCTTAGGGCTGCGCTATTGCGTGGCCTTTTTGCATTTAGCTCCCGTCAAAACAGTCAATCACTGAAAACACCCTCACATTTTCGAATGACTACGGCGGGAGCTATTCCCTACACAACAGCATACGAACCCGACCAACGGCGGGAAGATAATTCCCCAAATGGGGGTGGGTTATGAAAATGGAAAAATACTCAAGCGGTATCGCGAAATTCTTCGGTGGGCTTTTGATGGGGTTTGGAGCGATGTCCTTAAATGACTGGGCTGTTCTTATTGGTATGGCTTGTGCTGTAGGTACGTTCGCTCTGAACTGGTACTACAAGGACAAGGAATTCAAGTTGAGGTTTAACCCTAAGTCTGGAGCTGAAAATGTCACCAGCGCTGAGGAATAAGATAATTGGCGCATCTGCTGCCGGGGCATTAGCAATAGCCGGAGCATTGCTTGGTGGTGAAGATGGGTTAGAGGGCCGAAAGTATGTGGCTTACTACGATGTCGTTGGCGTGCTGACGGTCTGCGATGGTCACACTGGTAAAGACATCATCCCCAACAAAAAATATTCAGACGCTGAGTGCGATGCTTTGTTACAGAAAGACCTAGCACCAGTACAGCGCACTGTCGATGCCGCGGTAAAAGTTCCACTGAGCAAATATCAGAAAGCTGCGCTCTACTCATTTACCTATAACGTTGGCCAGAGCGCATTCACTAAATCCACTCTGCTTAAAAAGCTCAATACAGGCGACATCAAAGGCGCTTGCGATGAGTTACGCCGCTGGACATATGCCGGTGGCAAGCCGTGGAAGGGATTACAGAACCGACGCGAGATAGAGAGGGAATTATGTTTAGCGGGATAAAGAACATATTCACCTATCTGCCGGCGTTACTGCTCATCATTCTGGCTGGCTTATCGCTTCACTTCTACAACGAAGCTGACGAGTGGCACGACAAAGCAGACGCAGCCGCCAAAGAGCGTGACGAAGCCCAGTTCATTCTAAGCAACCAGGTGCGCATGGTTAACATCATCAACGATATCGCCAAGGCCAACGAGAATGACAAACAGAAAATTACTCAGGCGGGTGAGGCTCGTGTTGTTTACATTCGAGAAACGATTAAAGGCGACGATTGTACTAATAAGCCTGTTCCTGCTGCCGCTGCTGACCTCCTGCGGAAGCACGCAAATCAAATACGTTCAGGTGCCACAGGTACCGATACCAACAAGCTTACTTTCTGACTGCATCCCTCCAGAGATACCCGAGATATTAACTTGGGGTAACAGCCTATTGCTGAATGACACTCTGCTGACGGTGATAGAGCAGTGCAACGCAGATAAGGCGAGTATTCGGCAAATCGAACAGTCACGCATTGAGAGCAAATAATGTCCTGGTATCCAGCTTGGCATATCAATTGGCAGAGATTCAGATACTGGCGTGAGCAGATAGGATTTGAGTCAGCTTATTCCAAACTAAAGAAAGAATTCCCCCCGACAAGGAATAGATAGCTTCTCTCGATGGAGGTGATCGCCTGTTTCACTGGGCCATTCTTGCTGACGGGTAAGCCGTAAGTGGTGTAGCAACGCCGAGAGGAGTGGCAAAGCCGCGATAACCAACGGAGCAAATATGGCAAGACCGGATTGGGGAGCCATTCAAGAGCAGTTCCTCGCCGACCATGCCAAATCAAACATCTCCCCTAAAGATTGGTGCGAGGCACAAGGACTTAATTACTCCACTGCAAAGCGCTACATCAAAATTGCGAATGCGAATGGTAAAAGTGCGAATAAAAGTGCGAATTCGCAGAAATGGAAGGATAGGAAAAAAACTTCGAACCCTGACTTAAAGGAAATAAAATCAGTTCAGCGCGACGTTCAACCATTATCACCTCAACCCATTGATGATTTTGGGCTATCCGACCAGCAGATGATATTCGCTCGCCATGTTGTTGATGGAAAACCGCGAGTTGAAGCTTATCGAATGGCTGGGTACTCAGATGTTGGTCATGGCGCTTACGCCAACGCCAGTCGCTTGATGAGGAATGATAAGGTTTCACGATATGTCAGGCATCTTCGTAATGAGCGCCAACATCGCTACACCGCTGAAATTGATGACGTTATATCCCAGCTTAAGGCCATAGTTGATGCCGACCCAAATGACATTGGCCAGTACCGTAGAGTTAATTGCCGTTACTGCTGGGGATTCGGTTACCAGTATCAATGGCGTGACGCTGTCGAATTTGAAGAGAAACGACTGGATTCGGTAGAGAAAAAGAAGAGAGCGCAGCTCGATGACGGCGGCTATGGCTTTGACCAGTCAATGGACCCTAATCCGGAATGCCCTCGATGCAATGGTGAGGGGAGAGGGGAAGCATTCTTCGCAGATACGAGAGACATCGAGGGTGATGCTCGCCACCTACTGCACGGTGTGAAGCTTGGCAAATTTGGAATAGAAATACTTTCTGCCGACAAAGATGGTGCCAGGAAAGAGCTGGCGAGACTGATTCTTCTGCGCACGACAAACGATCGCCAAGCTCAGCTAGAAGTTGAGCGGCAGGAACTTCAGAACGAGAAGCTTCGTCACGAAATTGAATTAATGAAGGACGGCGATAAAGACAACGCGATTGTCGTGCATAACGCCCTGCCAATACCGGGAAGATAACCATGGCCGATATTTACCTACCTACGTTACACGATGGGCAGTTAAAAGTTTGGTCTGATGCGTGGGATCACCGTCTTAACGCTATCCGCTGCGGGCGGCGGTGGGGTAAAACCTTCATGCTCGCCAGTGCTGCTGTTACTTATGCTACAGCACCATTTAAGCGGCCCGGAATGGATGTCGAGTTAGGTGGGCGCGTAGGTATATTCACCGCCGAGTATCGCCAATATCAGGAAATTTACGACAAGCTTGAAGAAACCCTTCAGCCGCTGAAAAAAAGCTTTAGCCGACAAGAAAAACGCCTACTACTTAAGAACGCTGGGAAGATTGATTTCTGGGTTACCAACGATAACAAGCTGGCTGGTCGTGGCCGTGAGTACGACATTGTGCTTATCGATGAGGCTGCATTCACCAAATCACCGGAAATGCTGAAGGAAATATGGACTAAGTCTATAAAGCCGACTCTTCTTACTACGAAAGGCCGTGCATTTGTATTCTCCACACCTGACGGCGTTGACGACGATAATTTTTTCTACGCCATTTGCAACAATAAGAAGCTTGGCTTCTTTGAGCATCACGCACCAACGTCATCTAATCCATTTGTTCCACCTGAAGAGCTGGAGAAGGAACGGGAGAATAATGATCCCCGCGTATTCCGTCAGGAGTTCCTGGCTGAATTTGTTGACTGGTCATCATCTGCCCTGTTTGACATCAGCAAGTGGTTCATTGACGAGAAGCCAGTTGAATACCCAGCTATGTGCCAGGCGGTTTTTGCTGTAATGGACACGGCAGTTAAGGGCGGCACAGAGCATGACGGAACAGCAGTAGTTTACTACGCCATTGAAACTCTCCCCGGCATGGAGCGACTAACAATCCTTGATTGGGATGTTGTGCAAATCGATGGCGCTTTATTAGAGGTTTATCTCCCCTCCGTATTCGACCGCCTCAATGAATTAACCGGTCAGTGTGTTGCTGTAAACGGCAGCCTTGGGTTGTTCATTGAGGACGCCAGTATGGGCAGCATCTTGCTGCAAAAAGGCGACAGCATGGGCTGGCCTGTCAAAAAGATAGAGTCAGCACTAACAAGCAAAGGGAAAGATGAGCGCGCAATTATGGCCTCCGGTTATCACTACCGTGGACTAGCCAAGATATCGCGTCATGCCTTCGAGAAAACGGCCGTCTTTAAGGGCGAGACAGCCAACCATCTATTTAAGCAAGTATCCCGATTCCATCTCGCAGATAAGAACGCACATAAGCGCGCTGATGACCTGCTCGATGACTACATGTATGGGCTGATACTGGCATTCGGTAGCGGCGACGCACTCTGATGAGATAACAAAATGATTGACGACGAAATTGAAATCGGCAGCAGCTCACCAGAACTGTCACTACTTCTGGAGGGTGATGATATCCAGCCAGGAATGAGCGCCGGATATCAGATCTGTAAGACCATTTACCTCTACCACCCATTGGGCGGAAAAATGGTAGATCGCCCAATTAAAATGGCGATGAACGAACCAAGAACGGTACACGTTTCACAAACATTTGCGCTTGAACAACGCCTACGTGATGCATTCGAACGCGAGTGGCGATCACTTGGTGCAGACAAGCACATTGCAAACGCAGCTCGCATTGCCAAGATTTACGGTACATCTGCGATAGCGATGCTTGTAGATAACCATGAGCCTTCATTAGCTCTTGATTTCCGCACTCTGTACAAGAACAACGTTAGCTTTAACATTCTTGACCCGCTAAATACCGCCGGCAGTATTGTGCTTAACCAAGACCCAAACGCACAAGACTTCCAGAAAGTTGAAGGAATTCGCGTTGCGGGGAAGGCATATCACAAGTCACGTTGTGTGGTGATACAGCATGAAGATCCTATTTACCTTGCGTATAACCCGGCAGCTTTTGGCTTCACAGGTCGCAGCGTTTACCAGCGCGCCCTGTTCCCACTGAAATCATTCATTCAAACCATGCGCACTGATGACATGGTAGCGGTTAAAGGTGGGTTGCTGGTTACGAAGATTCAGGGGCCAAGCTCAGTCGTAAACAACATGATGCAAAAGCTTAGCGGCATTAAACGGATGATGCTAAAGCGCGGTAAAACCGGTGAGGTTCTTCAGATTGGTGACAAGGACAGCATTGAATCAATCGATCTGAGTAATCTTGAAAAGCCGTTGGACTCTGCTCGAAATCATATCCTGGCTAACATTGCAGCCGCCGCCGACATGCCAGCCATCATCCTGAACAGTGAGACATTCACTAAGGGCTTTGGTGAGGGTACCGAGGATGCCAAAGCGGTAGCTGTTTACATTGATGGGCAACGCGAATGGCTTGATGAGCTGTACAACTATTTCATCCGCATTTGTCAGTACCGAGCTTGGAGTATCGAATTCTTCCAATCCCTGCGTGCAGACATGCCAGAAATAAAGAACACCTACAGTCTGTATTTCACCAAGTGGATTAATAACTTTGAGTACACATGGCCCTCATCGCTGAAGGAGCCAGAAAGCGAGAAAGTTAAAGTTGATGAAATCAGGTTTAAAGCAATTATTAGTATGGGGGAATTGCTGCTTCCTCAACTAAATAAAGACAATGAAAACAGAGCAACATTTATTGAGTGGATGCAATCAAACGCTAACGCAAATGAACGCCTCTTCCCTAACCGACTTGACCTTGATTTTGACAGCCTGAAGGATAATCCACCGATTAAAGAGGGGGAAGACCCAAATAATCCTCAAGTTGATTGGAATTTAGTATGAACAATTTCACGCGAATTGTGCGAGAGGCGGTTAAGTATTTCCTGAAGAATGGCTATTCATCAAGCAGTGAGTTGGAGCGCTGGCAGTCTCTTATTAGAGGGGCTGCTGAGGGTGCCACTGCTGACGATTATGCCGGTATGGTAGCCGAAAGATTAAGGTATTCATACGAGCGCCAAGTAACCAACGGTGGTGCCCTTAATCGTCACCCAGGAATAGCGCGCTTCACCATTCACCATCTTGAGCCACAGCTTAGGGCGCAGTTAGATCGCCGCATTCTCGCCAGTGTTGACCTCATCAAGCTGAACAGAAGCAAGGCCATTGACACTACGTTATCTCGGTTTAGCGGGTGGGCCAGCAGTATCCCTCCATCGGCAAGCATCGCTCTGGTCGGTAATCAGGGTGGCATGCTGAAAACTGCACAGCACATCCAAAAGACAGCTGAGCAAATGGACTATGAAGCACGGCGCGTGATGATTGACCAGAATCACAAACTGATTGCCAATATCGATAATGTTATTGCAACCAACAACAACGCCATCGCTGTTGAGTGGCACAGCCATTGGCGTCGCCCTGGCTATAACTATCGGGTTGACCACAAAGAGCGAGATAAAGAGTTCTATCTTATTCGCGGTAATTGGGCGCAAAAGAATGGCTATGTAAAACCCGGTAAAGCGGGATATCTGGATGAAGTTGACCAGTTCGGAGAAAAGCCTTTCTGCTCATGTTATGGCGAGTACATCTACAACCTCCGCAGCATCCCTGAAGACATGCTTACCCAGAAGGGTAAAAAGTTTATGGAGTCGATGGGAGGACAAAAACAAAACTAAAGGAGCATTGAAACGTGGCTATTTTCGGCAGCGGGATAATGTTTCGTCATGGGAAGTTTGTCTTCCTGATCCAACGTTCTGATGATGGTACGTGGTGTCCACCAGGAGGGAAGGTAGAGCCGGGTGAGCTTGCCGTCGATGCTGCAAGGCGCGAAGTGCTTGAAGAGGTTGGCTATCAATATGATGGTCTACTAACCCCTCATAGCGTTTACGGCGATTATCTGACGCTTCGTGCAGAGGTAACGGATCAGTTTGAGGCGAAACTTAACGATGAGTCACTGGCTGCTGGATGGTTTCATATTGATGATCTGCCTAAGCCTCTTCATCAGCCATTCGCTGAAATTCTGGGCCGGCAGGCACTCAACGAAACCGAGGTAGCCGCACTCATCTCAGACGGGACATTAAGCAGCCCGCAGTACTTCATAAACATGTGGTTGTACGCCATACGGGTGACCGGTACTGGTGTTACATGGCGCTCCGCAGGTCAGGAGATGACTTTCCGTAACCCGGATGACTATCTCACCCCAGAGTTCTTACAGCGTGTAGCGGGACTGCCGCTCATCTGGCTTCACCCTAAGAAAAACATACTTGATAGCAATGAGTTTGCAGAGCGCATTATCGGGACCCTGACGAATAGTTGGGTTGTTGATAAGGGCGAGGTGTGGGCTATTGCCAGAGTATATGACGCCGAAGCCGCTGAAATTATGGCGACACGGCAACTAAGCACCTCACCAACCGTAAAGTTTGTTGAGATCCCTAAATCAATCATAGTTGACGGTCAGCCTCTACTGGTGGAGCCATCCCCTGAGCTGCTCGACCATGTTGCAATTTGTGAACAGGGCGTATGGGACAAGCTCCTTGACCCTACTGGTGTTAAATCTGATTCCATTCCAAACGAGGCTGAAATAATGGACGAAGACAAATTCGTAGAACTATTTAATAAGTGCATGGATTCTCGCATGGCGAAAGCCGACTCAGAGGCTAAAGAAAAAGCTGATGCAGAAGAGAATGCAAAGAAAGAAAAGGCTGATGCTGAAGCAAAAGAGGCTGAAGAAGCCAAGGCTAAAGCAGATGCAGAAGAAAAATCCGCAAAAGAAAAAGCTGACGAGACCGAGTTGAAAAAACTTGAGAACGAAGCAAAAGGTGAAGATGACCACCTGGAGAAAGAGCGCAAAGAGCGTGAGAAAGCAGACTCAGATTTGCGCAGTGAAATGGCACTTCTAAAATCTCGCCTTCCTACCGAGCTATCTGACTCAGAACGAAATGAATTAGCTGATGCGCAAGTTAAGGCTGATAGCGTGTTCTCTGTGTTGGGTAAGCGCGCACCTATGCCGCTCTCTGGTGAGAAACCACTGTCATATCGTCGTCGCCTGATGATCCAATTACAGGAACATTCAGGTGATTACAAAGCAGTTGATCTCTCTTCAATCGCTGACTCTGCATTGTTGAATATCGCAGAGAAACAAATTTACGCCGATGCACAATCCTCAGCCAGTTTGAGTGTTGGGCCTGGCATGTTGCGTGAAATTAAACGCGCCGATGTTACTGGTCGTCAGATTAGTACCTTCGAAGGCGATCCGGCAGCCACTTGGGCACCTTTCCAGGGTGGTAAGCGTCAGGTCACCATGTTCAACAACCAGGCTTAACGGGAGCATTAAAGCATGGCTAATTTATCTCTAAACCCAATGGCGACGACTAACGCATTGGGTTCTTTCGGTGTTCAGTCTGACGGTTTCATTCAAGGCGTTGCTTTGGATGACCCAGCTAATCGTTTCAATCTTGCTTCCGGTACCGTTTCTGCGACTGAGACTAAACCTCTGTGGGGCGGCGTGCCGGTTGCTGAGCTGATCCCTGGTGTATCTTCCAGCCCTCGCGGTTCGACCATTCGCCGAGCACTTGGCGTAGCTGATATCGAAGGGTTTACAGTTTTCAATCAGGCGCACAACGGCCTGACCACTCCTCAATCTCCTGTTCCACTATTTGCGTCAGGCATGAGTGTTTCCTTCTATCGCTTTGGCGCAAACATGCGCATCCCGTTGAAGGCATCTCCTGCGGTGATTGCGCTCGGTACCAACAATGCATCTGTAAAAACAGCATTGGCGTGGGACTTCGTTAACAACCAAATCACCACCGCTGCCGATGCGGGTTATGCAGGTGCTGATATTGCCACCACCGCCATTTCATTCACTGGTGGTGTGGCTACGGCCACCACTGGCGCGGCGCATGGATTAACTGCTGGTAAATACATCACCATTAGTGGTGCTGTTCCTGCGGCTTATAACGGCACTGTAGTTGTTACTTCGGTACCGACAGCTACCACGTTAACCTATGTGCCAGCGTCAACACCTGGTGGCGCAGCAACTACACAGGGGACTATTGGCGCGGTAACTCTGGCGAACATTACGCTACCGGCCAAAGTTATCTCAATACAGTCTGGCAACTCAAAAACTGTCTCTTATGACAGCGTTACGGGTTTCCTGACATGGAATGATCACGACAGCTGCGCGCTGGTCCTAATTTAATCGGGAGTTGAATTAAATGGCTGCAATTACTCCGAGTTACACGATCGTCAATCCGTCGTACATCGCGCCGGAGATGATCATTGGTTACCAGCAGGCGTCAGGTGCATTTGAAACCATCGCCAGTGGTAACCCACAGGTTCGCTTGGGTGTTGGCGACCAGTATGTTTACATGCGTCGTCTTGATATCCGCACCCAAGTTACTTCCAGTCAATCCGGTAACGCTAACCAGTTGCCAAGCGTTGCGATGGAAGCCCGTATGATTTCCACGCCAACATATCTTTTCCGTTGCCGTGGTATCTATGACCACCATGACATGGCCGCAGCAGGAAACTGGAATGTGGCACTGCCTGAGGCGCAGCGCCTTGGTATGCGGCAGGGTATCTTCCAACAGCTTCGTACCAGCTTACTGTTTGGCATGAACCCAGCTGGCGGTGAAGGCTTGCTGAATACCGCAGGCGCAACCACGGACACTCTACCAGCAGACTCAAGCGGTAACACGACAGTCCTGACTTACGACCATGGGGAAATGGCAGTTTATCTTCTTGGTCAAGTTCAGGCCGCACTGACGAGAACCATGCAGTTGGGTCTTCAGCAGCGCGTTGTAATTCTTGGGCCTCAGCGTGTGTTGGGTGCCATGGAGATTCAGCAGATTGTTCAATTGACATCATATCAGCGCCCTGGCGGTGGTACCGATGCAGTTGGCGGTATGGTGAAGGAAGTTCTGAGAGGCGCAGGTGTTCAGGTTGATTGGGTTTACGACGACACCCTGATCGGTGCTGGCGCTGGCGGTACAGACGTTGTGTTAATTACCATTCCTGAAGTTGAAGTTCCGATGGTTAACTCAACCGTTAACACCAACGAATTTGCCAAGCTATCGCCATCTCTGGCTGCAAATGCCCTGATGTTCTGTGACATGGCTGCACCTCGCGAAATTCCTACTCCGATCGCCGGTGGTGCAGTAGACGTGTTAGCAGAAATGCGTTCAACATCTGGCTGGGCCGTTCGACCGGAAGCTATCACTATCTTATCTATGGCCTACGCCGCTTAAGTCTGCGCGTTGTCATAAGACCCCCTGTTGGTTAAATCCTTCAGGGGTTTTTTATTTTGGGGGAAACGATGAAGCTTTATATCGCAAACACTACTAAGCAGCGGCACATGTTCTCTTTCCGCACCTTAGAGACGGGTCGCTTGCGCAACATTCCTATTGCTTATGGTTCTCAAGCGATTGTTCTTGATGGTAACACCGAAGAAATCAGTGCAGTTATCCAGCATCACCAAGTTTACGGGCTGATTGATGCATCAACCATCGACCAAAGTAAAAACTTTGTTGGTCTTTGCTACAGCATTGATAAGCCAGTGCAAGAAAAAATCATCGAAAAAGCGATGAGAGATAACGACCATAAGTTGACTGAAACCTCTCATAACCGCCGTCAAGCGTCAGTCGCAGCTCAAGACGATGCATTGCTGAATAGCGGCACTGGTTATGGCGGTGACATGGAATTTACTGTCGAGCAGACAAAGGGCCGTGATGACAATAACGACACGCCTAGCGTGAATGAAACAATTGTCACCCAGAAGCGCGGGAGTAAAAAGTAAATGACCATCAGTCTGTCGGGATTTATCGAGTTTATTCGCACTGACATGGAGATTACCGCTATTCAGGTTCCCGACGACTCGCTTTCAATTGCTCTTGCTTACGGCGGCGCGGTTGAGTGGGTGAATCAGGATATTGCTTCTGTGATGCCGAATCTCTATACGGTGGCGGTATATAACCTTGCTGCTTCATTCCTGGTTAACTACGGGACGGAATCAGTATTTTCTGAGCTTCGTAAAACGCTTGGGCTGAATAACTTCAAGGCTGGGGTGATCACCGGTGCCAGCGATAACTCAACAAGTTCTCAGCGCCTGGTGCCTGATTTCTTCAAAGACTTGTCACTTGCTGACCTCCAGATGCTGCTTGACCCTTGGGGGCGCAGGTACCTGATGATTGCTCAGCAATTCGGGAGTTTGTGGGGGCTGTCATGATCACTCTCCATTTAGGTGTTATGGACATTCCTTATGGGGATGAGAACACGACCACTGGTGATGTAGCAGAGTTGCTAGAGGGGAAGTACAAAATCATGCAGACGTTCTTTGACCGGTACGGCCAAGATATCGCTGACATGATGGCAAATGATATCGCCGCCAGTCTTGAGAATATGATTGCAGGTGCGCCGCCTGCAAGAGATCCGTTAGCTGAATCAATGTCACGAACGCACAACCTATTTGTCGCGTTTCTGGACAATGAAGAGATGAACGGGCTTGCGGGAATTCCAACTCGCCGGGCAATGGAAGGAATATCGAAGAGATTCAAAAATAAGAAGGGTAGCCCAAGGCCATCCTTTATCGATACTGGAACCTATCAGGCTTCAATGCGCGCCTGGGTAAGTGGGGTGCTGAATGCCTTCCCTAACTGAGCTACAGAAAACCGCACAAACAGAACTTAATGCGGCCTTGACTCAGGGCCTTGATGACATCAGCCGTTCTGAGGTTGTCACATTTACAAAATATATTAGAAAGGTTCTTCCGCTGGATGGCTTCGTGTTCTGGGTGAAGGCGTCAATTCTGACTGACGACCCAGACCCTGAACCAGACACGGTGGATGTAAAAGGTTACCTGCACTTAACAACAGAAACCATTCAGGATGATGAGCAACTTTACGACCGAAACGTCGTGACCTTCACCGCCCAGTCAGATATCGACCCATTTAACGACATCGGCTCTGATGTGCTCTACATCGGTGAATTTTACGGCATACAGTTCTCTTTCTCTCGGCGAACTGGCCTGAATGAGCCAGCTAACCTGTATCACTACACTGGCGAAGCTGTATACCCGCATATGCGCTCGCAGATTATCAACTCTGCTGAGGACATAGATTTAACTGACGTGGTTGTCTCTAGCTCCCTGCCGATTTGGTTGGGGATAAATCAGTACATGCCAATGTATCCTGCGATGCTATCAATCCAGAACCTTTCACCACCATTTGCAACCGTCCGGTGTAGCAATGCAGCGCCTATTGCTGGCGCATTCTATCTTGATGAAAAGAACAACCAATACCAGCTTGTGTCGGAAGATGTAACCATTTCAGTGACCGGGTTGCGTAATGCTGCAATAGAGGATTTCCTTCGCTACATGCAGCAATACACGATAAGCGATGACGCAGAAATGGGAATTATGAATATTCCTGTCGTTCAAGATGAACGCGTAACGCAGAACGAACTAAACGTTATTGCCATGCGTAAAACTATCAAATTCAAGATCAACTATTACCAGCAACGGATGAGGAATGTCGCCCGTAAGTTGGTTATTTCTGTAATCCCGTCCATTTATCCGGAGAACTAATTAAATGGCAATTGTTAATATTAACGTATCGGTGACCAATCCACCGAAGCCGTCGCAACTGCTTAAGTCCGGGGCGATGATTTCCATGGGCGGGACCACGCTAAATCCAGGCGAGTACCAGTTGCTGACATCTAAGTCTGATTTAGCAACCATTCTAAAGCCAGCAAAAGCGATTGCTACCATTGAATGGGCTACAAACGTAGTAACAGTCACGCTATCAGCAGCACATGGCTGGACGATTGGCGATGAAGTACCAGTGTTGATTTCTGGTGTTACTCCAGTTGGGTACAATGGCGCCTTTACTGCCACGGTAACCACATCAACCGCGTTTACCTATCCATTATCAGTTAGCCCTGGCGTAGCCACAGTTATGGGTTCAGTGAAAACTGTCGTGTCGAATGAAATAACCCAGATGAATACTTCATATTGGGCGCAGGGAACTAACCGAGCAGTGTTTGCGCTGGAACTTGGTGATGTATCCATGGAGAACGGTGTTGCGGCTCTGTCTACTTTTATTGATGAAGATATATCTCTGGGTAACACATACCAGAAGTTCTTCTCTTATCTGGTACCGCGCGAGTGGGATGAGCAAGCGACATTTAAAACTCTAACCGGTCAGTACACATCGCCGAGTGCTCTGGTTTACTTTTTTGTGACAACCACCATCGGCACTTATTCCACCTGGGTTGCCACGAAAAATAAATCTGTGCTCGCCGGTGTTGAAGAGCCAAATATTCCAGCAACAGAGTTTTCTATGGCTGGGCCATTCCAATCTTCCCTATCGAATGACCCTGGTTCATCAAACATGGTTCCGCCGATGGCTTATCGTTTCATGTACGGTGCAAGTGAGTATCCAGTGAGTGGTAATGGCACACTGCTGAAAACGCTTCAAGATAACAGTATCAACTACATTGGCACGGCGGCAGAAGGTGGGCTTAGCAATAAGATGCTGGTCGCTGGCCACATGTTGGATGGTAATCCATTCAACTATTGGTATTCAGTTGCATGGACGGCGATAAACCTTGAGCTTGACCTGGCTAACGAAGTTATCAACGGCTCCAACACCTCAACTAACCCTCTTTATTATGAGCAGGTTGGTATTGACCGCCTCCAGAATCGCGCACTAAAAACGCTACGCAATGGTATCAGCTATGGGTTAATTCTGGGTCGGGTCATTGGTGCAAAACTAATTCAGACTGACTTCAATGCTGAATATGAGAAAGGCACTTATGCGGGGAATGCCGTGATCAATGCGGTGCCATTCAGTAATTACACAAGCCTTAACCCGTCAGACTATCAGGATGGGAAATATAGCGGACTAAGTGCCGTCATGACACCGCGCCGTGGATTCGAGTCAATCACGTTTAACCTGAACGTAACTAATTTTGTAGGGGCATAAAAAATGGCAAACCCGTTAGTACCACAGGGATTTCTTAACCGCGTTCGTGGGGCTGTTTCCGTAACTGGTGATCCGTCTTTGAATGTTACGGCGTCATTTCTTGGCAAAGAAGGTATTAGTTTGCGTTCTGACGGGCCAGCAACCGATATGTTGCCAACAATGACAGGCACGGTAGGAAGCCAATCCCCTTATCAACAGGTTACGTTAACAGTTCACTTGCTTAAAACTCAGGCGCTTGCTGCGGCATATCAAAATCGCTTTGCGACCGACACGTCACTCGGGGAAATTGTAGTTACCCCAGATGCTAATACCTTTGGGAATTACACTGTTCTTAACAGTTACTTAGTTAACTTCAACGAAATAACCATGAACGGTATGGACCCCGGCTATGTGGCCACAATTTCTGGCTACATCATCACCAATGACAACATGTGGGTGTAATTCGTGAAAATTGATAAAAATCTTAACCTGGTTAGCACCATCAGCCGGGATGGCGGGAATCCTGTTTATCTTCACGTTACCCCATTCCCTTATGAGGTTGTTGAAGAGAACTGTTTGCTATTGGGGAACATGTTCTCAAACTTCATCTCTCAAGTCGGTGGGCTGGGGTCAGCTCGCATTGCCGCCATGATGCTACGGAAAAAACTCAAGCAGGAGCAAGAGTTGAGTGGAGCTTCTGGCCCGACGATTGTTGATGACATTCAACGCTTAACCACTGTTATTTATAACGACAACGGCGAGTGGAAGTCATCACCGTTTGATGCCGCGATGAAGAATGGAGTTATCACAGCTGATGAGTATCGAGACACTGAAGGTGAAATAGTTTTTTTTATGGTGTCATCTGCTATTCAGAAGAGGGAACTGATAGCCCCAACGGTGGGGACGGTGATCAGCATGTACGGTGGGCAACTAACATCATCCAACGCTATGGAATTCCGCGTTTCCTTGCTGAAGTCGAATCAGGCTACAGATACCCAACTCCCGAGTGCCGAGCAGGAAACTTCATTTATACCCTCTTAGATTGGGCGGCGAATGAGGGGTTCTGGCGTGTTATTCGGGACATCACTGGTGAAGAGTTTCACAGTCCTGCTCAATATCGCCAGCGCTTCTTAATCGCGGCACTCAAAGAAAGAGGCTTTTTCAATGGCAGCTAAGTCAATCATTGATATTGATGTAAATGACGACAAGTTCCAGTCATTTATGGAGAAGTTCAACGAGTATCAGGCTGCTCTTGGTGACCTACCAGAAGCATGGAGAGGTGTCGCTCATGGCATTGGCGATACTGAGAAAGAGACTGCAAAAGCGCGTTCAGAGTTGGAAGGTGTAGCAAAATCGTTCTCCGATGGTGCCGCTGCTATTCTGTCGATAAATAGCGGACTTGACCGGTTAAACGATAGCCTTGATAAAGCCAATAAAAACCAATCTGGATTTAACAAAAATGCGAGCGCGGCAAAGAAATTCCTGAGTGGCGCTACGAAAGATGCGAAATCGCTGGCCGGTCATATCAAGGATGCAACCACAAGTTTAATTTCATGGACTAGTATCCTTGGTTTGTTTTCTGGGCTGATCGGTGCCGGTGGGTTATTCGGTATTAATCGACTGGCCTCTGGTGCCGCATCGCAGAGATTTACAGCTCTCGGGCTAGGTACTACCTCTGGCGGGCTTGATTCTAGCGCTATCAACTATCAGAGGGCGCTGAGCAACCCAACAGGCACCCTTGGTGCTATTCGTGACTCACAGCTTGATCTGAGCAAGCGTTGGCAGTTCCAGGCAATGGGGATTAATAATCCAGATCAGGACCCTGCAAAACTGCTTCCGCAGATGATCCGCAATGCTCGCGATATCTTTGTTAAAAATGGCAGCAATCTTCAAGGGGCCGAGGCTCACGGACTGACAAACTTTTTCACTCTCGATGACCTGAACCGCTTTAAAAATATGAGCGATGCAGAAATTGATTCGATGGAAAAAAGGGCCGCTCAGGACAGCAAACAACTACAACTAAGCGATCAGATTCAAAAGCAGTGGACTGATTTTAATGTCCAGTTGCAACGTAGTGGTTACAGCATAGAGAACTCATTTATTCGTGGGCTTGCCCCTTTGGCGCCACAGTTAACCAGGTTGTCTGATTCTGTTTCCGGGATGATTGATTCATTTCTTAAATCACCAGAATTGGGGAAATGGATTGATGGACTCTCACAAGGAATACAGAAGTTTGGAGAATACCTAGCATCACCATCATTTCGAACTGACATCGACAGTTTCATGAAGTCAATCCGAGATATGGGGCTGACTGTCGATAATGTGATTCGTTTTTTAAATGGAACAACACTGAATGGATGGAATGATTCAGTAGCGGATAGCGCTAACTCATCGGCAAAATGGGTTAAAGAAAAAACTGGGTTTGATCCGCAAACTGTTGGCCCAGCAATTAAAGATTTATTCAGTATTGGATCTAAAAAAATAAAGGATTGGTATTCAGGTGGAAGCATTACTCCAGTTGACCCAACCCCTGCCGATGTCACCGCCAAGGGCCGTACAATAGCCGATCGCTTTAACAACCCGGGTAACTTGCGTTGGGCTGATGGGTACGGAACTCATAACACTAAAAGTGGAAAGTTTGCAGTATTCCCAACCCTTGATGAGGGCGTTCTGGCAGCCACGAAGCAACTTCAGATATATGGCTCAAAAGGGATAAATAACGTTAAGGATATCGTCAAAACTTGGGCACCGTCCAATGAAAACGATACTGATGCTTATATTCGCCATGTTGTTAAATCGACGAAATTCAGTGAAAACGAAAAACTCAACCTTAACGACCCGGCCGTTCTGGCAAAACTCATTTCAGCTATGGCAACGAAAGAGGGGGCCGGTAGCCGGGTTACTGAGGGGGCGGTTATCCAGATTTATAACAATACCGGTGGCAATGCCATTGTAAATAGCGCTCAGCTTGGAGGATATGGCTAATGGCTTTCACGCGGGAGCTTTACAAGCTTGGATTCGAGATATCCCCTGTTATTCTCTGTGAAGGTGTAGCTCAAAGTATTCCAGGCGGAATGCTACCGATAGTGGCTCTTACACAAAGCGCAAGTTTTGTTACCGGGCTGCTTGGCGGGGCTATAAACCTGACTGACTTGGATAAGTATTTCTGCCATTGGAAGCCCATTCAGGGGGCAACTATGGTTGATTACGATATTGCCAGATACCCATTTGCTAATCAGACAGTGGCCGCAAACGCGCTATTAGCGCAGCCACTTCGAGTATCTCTAATGATGGATGCGCCGGTTAATGAAAACACTGGTGCAATGACAAAATTAGTTACCCTCAGCGCGCTTCAGTCAGTTCTGCAAGCCCATGCCAATCTTGGTGGCACATTCATTGTTGCAACGCCTGCATTGATATACAGCGGTTGCATACTAAAAACGGTGAAGGATGTTACCAGCTATAACGAACCTATCCCTCAGAAATCATGGGTGTGGGACTTCGAGCAGCCACTTGTTACTGAGGCTGGGGCCGAGCAAGCCGTTAATAGCTTTATCGGCAAGATAGACGGCGGAGCAAAGACAACTAGTAGTGCGTGGACAAGTACGGCAGCGGCATTAGGAAACACCTCGCTCGGCGGGAGTGTCTCAGGAATAGCTAGTGAGGTTGTAGGGCTTGTTGGCAAACTGAGTGGAGCTTTCGGTTTATGAGTACAGAATATTATGATTTTTCTGGCAATGAGCGCGAGAGTATGTCGTTTACTCCACCACTGGATGGGACGATTTATAACTGCCAAATAAAATGGAATATATCGGCTCAGAGATGGTATCTGAACATCACGGATAACTCAGGTAACCAGATCCTTACCACTGCAATGATCGAATCAACAACAGGCATGGGGATTAACCTTATATCTGGAGTTTTTTCTTCAACATCCATGATATGGCGTCAGCCTAATGGTCGAATTGAGGTAACAAGCTAATGCGCTTTTACGATATTCAGATATATGACCAAAAGGGTGCTTTATTTCGCCAGTATTCAAGTCTTAAAAATGGAGTTTTCAACCCCGGCGGCCTGATGGTTGAATTTGATATTCAGCGATTTGGCGAGTCCACTCCGCAAGGACAGAGCTGCATTACTGTTTGGGGCGTTAGCCCACAGGAAATGCAGCAAGCCCAGCAAAACATGTTCGGCATGACTGTAAAAATGTTTGTTGGAATGTCAAAGGGATTGCCATTATCGAAACCATCTCAAAAAGGTTTGGTTCTTGAGGGCACTATCTGGCAGGCATTTGGAAACTGGCAGGGAACTGAGCTGAGACTTGATTTAATCGTTGTTGCTGGACCAACATCGACCACCAGTCAGGTGCCAATGGCTCCGCTTAATTTAACGATGCCATGGAGTACGGGGCAACAGTTATCAGTAGCACTAACCCAGTGTTTTCAAACTTTGGGTGGTTCATATACTCACAACATAAACGTTAGTAGCCGCTTGGTTCTTCCATATTCTAGACCCATGTTTTGCGGAACTCTTAGCCAGTTGGCGAGGGATCTGAAAACCTTTTCAAGGTCAATAATTAAAGACGCCTCTTATTCTGGAGTAGAGATCACTGTCGTTGATGGGAAAGAGATAAGAGTGTGGGATAACGATTATAATAACCACTCGGATCAATCATCATTAAAAAGCGCCACCTACCGTAAAGGGCATCCAACCCAAATAGAATTTACTGACCTTATAGGCCAGCCCACATGGATTAGATTTGGCACAATAACAGTGCCATGTGTAATGCGGGCAGATATTCAGGTTGGCGATCATATTTTAATGCCGAAAAAATCACGCCCAATGATACAGGCATCTTCATTTTCTCAATTCAGAAATGACTCTGCTTTTACTGGGGAGTTTATCGTGCAATCCGTTCGCCTTGTGGGAAATAGTCGGCAACCCGATGCCAATAGTTGGGTGACCATCATTGAGGCATATCCTTCTATGGAGTTGGCGAAAAAATGAATGCTAGCAACAAATTGAATTTTAATAGGAATATTACTCAGTTTGCTGAAAACAAAATAAGTGAAGCAATGGAGTCGGCAGGGAAGGTATTGCCAGTAACTGTCATCTCTCAGTCAGGGAAAATGGTAACTGTTTCATTCAACCTCACTAATATCCCGTACACGTTACCTCAAGTCACTATTCCTATCTTTGGCCCTCAATATATTCGATATCCAATGCAACCAGGCGATGGGGGGATCGTGATACCTGCTGATACCTACCTTGGGGGCGTTAGCGGTCTGGGTGGGGGAACAGCAGACCTTACACCGCCATCAAATTTAGGTGCTTTAGTATTTTTACCAATCAGTAATACCGAGTGGGATTCAGTTGATGGGCAGGTCCTGACGCTATACGGGCCAGAAGGCGTGACTATTCGTGACGCGGGAAGCAGCACAACGTTTTTACTTACACCGGAAAGCATCACTATTGCCACGCCTACACAGTTTAAAGTCACAGTTGGCAGTACGATATTCACTTTGACAAACGGCATGTGGAGCCTGTCTGGCGAAGCTGGAAAGCTAGAGGATTCTACCGCAAGCACAAGCCCTGCGATTATGCATGCAGGATGGTCTGGCTTGGTCGCATGGTGTAATAGCCATGTTCACAGTAACGGTAATGGCGGATCAAATACCGGCCCAACTACAACGACCTTTAACGGGAATATTACTGAATGAGAACTTACGGCAGAAATTCAGAGGGCCAATGGGTGCTTGTTGAGACTGATGATAATGGTTTTAATGATTCTGTTTATCTGACGACGCTTATTCAAAACCTGAAGCTGGCCCCGCAAGAATCACCCTTTTACGCGAATAACGGCATCCCGGCTAATGGCTCGGTCATTCAGCAGATATTGCCGACTTATTACGTCAATAGAATACAGCAACAATTTAGCCAGTATTTCTCTTCTTTGCAGATTGCCATGGTCAGTGATGACCCGCCAATTTATAACATATCGGCTATAACGAACGCCGGTTCAAAAATCATTGCACAGGTGAATGTATGAGTGATTTGCCAGTTAGTTACAATGCATCAGGTCCTATCCCGCTAACCGCAAATGAATTAAGAGATAAAATAGTCTCCCTCGCCACTGCGCAATCACCTGGAATTACAACTGATTTACCCGGTTCGTTAGTCGAAGATATTGTCAGCACGAACGTTGGCGCGCTGTTGGTGTGTGACCAGGCCAGAGTAGATTTAATTAACTCAGTCGGGCCTCTTACCGCCAATGTTTTTATGCTCAATACCCTTGCTGAACAGTATGGGATAGCCAGTCAAAAAACAGAGGGCCTGACAACTGTGCCGGTTGTGTTTACTGGTCCGGCAGGATTTGCAATCCCCCAAGGGTTCCTTGTTTCAGATGGCACTTACCAATATTCTCTTTTGGATACAACAATCATCCCTTCATCTGGTACCACCTCACCAACGACCTGTGCGGCTACAATTACAGGCTCTTGGGCGGTGCCAGAAAACACCGTGAATAATATCGCAACAAGCCTACCGTCTGACATTGTAATTACCTGTACAAACCCAACTGCTGGGGTTCCGAGTGGGTCTGCTGAAACTATTGCTGAGTTTCGTAGTCGCGTATGGGAATCTGGAATGAGTACAGTTCAGGGTTACCCTGGGTTTATTCGTCAAAAATTAACTGATTTAGAAAATGTTCAGGCGAGGCTTGTCTCTGTCGTTGCTGATAGCGACGGTTGGATAATTATGTGTGGTGGCGGTGATATATTCTCAATGGCGGGGGCTATTTATAAATCAGCAGGTGATATCAGTCGTTTGAAAGGAACCACTCTAGGCGTTACCGGTATAACTAACGCCTCTCCTGGAGTTGTGACCACTGATATTACGCATGGGTTTAGTGATGGTCAGGTAGCGGTTATAAACGACGTCACTGGAATGACAGGGATAAATGGAACGCCTTTCACCATCACCGTAATAAATTCACATTCATTCTCAATCGGCGTTAGCACGATCGGCTCTGGGGCATGGTCCGGTGGCGGGGTGGTGACGCCAAACCTAAGAAATAACGCAGTTACAATAAACGACTGGCCAGATAACTACATCATCCCATTTGTTCAACCGCTCCAGCAGCGCGTAACTGTAAGGCTAGAGTGGGCAACAGAAAGTGTAAATTACTTAACTGATGCGACAGTAGCATCGCTGGTGACAGCGCCTGTAATCTCTTACATCAATGGAATTTACGCAGGAAACCCTTTAAACATTAACAGCATTAAAGACGTTTTCTTACAGTCAATTAATGAAACTATTAACATGAGTTTAATTAGCAGCTTAAATGTTGTGGTCACTGTTAATGGGGTTATTACTGGAGTAGATGAAAATACAAATATAATCAGTGGTGACAGATACAGCTATTGGTTTATTTCAGATGATGGCGTAACGGTAGCGGGGGGATGAGATGCTTGACGATATTATTCGCGCATACTTATACCAGCAGTACAATGACGATGAAAATATCCAGGCATTTGTTGACGCCTACAATACTCTAGCAAAAGATATATATGGCTGGATGAAATACGCAAATCTTCCTGTTTTCGTTGGCGGGTATAATGCTGGTGATCAACTAAGATGGATAGCGCTTGGAATTTATGGGGTTAAACCTCCAGTGCTTTCAAGTGATAAAAGGAGAATATCCGGGCCATTCAATGCCATGCTTTTTAATCAACTCCCCTTTAATGGCAGGGTGGTTAAAAACGAATCTGAGCAGGTTGTAGCGTCAGACGATGTCTTTAAAAGAGTGATGACATGGAACTACTATAAAGGTGATGGCTTCAACTTTACGATACCGTGGCTTAAGCGGCGCATCATGCGCTTCTTGACTGGTGTTGATGGTGTTGATGTGTTGAATGACCAGCGATGGAGCATATCGGTTCTATTCTCATCCTCAGGTGCCAGCATATCCATCGTTAAAGGGTATCGAAAACTTACGAGTCCAAGCTTGTATAATTCATTCACTTTCAACACTCGTTCTTTTAACCAGAAGACAAGCGTCCTGATTAAAAGTAACGAATATGAGTTTGCATCACTATTCAAGCAGGCTTTTGATAGCGGGCTGTTACATATGCCATTTTATCAGCCTGTTTCTGTGACTATTGTTGGTTGATGCTTTCTGCTGGTAATGTACAATTTACGTATCTTTCATAGAAATTTTAGGGATAAAGATGAAAATAGTTAGCTACGTATTAGCTTTAACGTTTTTTCTTTCTGGGTGTGGAGCGGTTTCCTATCAGAAAGCTAAAGACCAATCATCTGCCACAACACTTCAAGAAAAAAGAGATGTGCTTATTAAATGGATGCCGTCTCATAATGGTCAGCAGCAAAATTTCCCAAAAATAAGGGATGAACTATTAAGATATAATGGTGAAAATAGCGAGTTTCTAAGAAATCTGATAAACGAATGTTACAATTCAGGCAATGATGAATGTGCTTATGATTTCTATGTAAAAGAATTGAATAATAAAAAAGATGAATTTTGTAGTAAAAATCCAGACTGCGCTAAAGATAGAGAGACATCACAAGCAATTAATGATTTAAATAGAACCTATTACCTTGTTATGGCGAGAAATCAATATGACCAGGCTGAGTTCGATCTAACCATTAGACAGTTATGCAAAGCTGCTGGAGTTGGTCAAAGGAGAGGAATTCCATTAAGGCAGATTGAAGATGATGTAAACCAGCAGCCTGGATTATCTCCAGAAATCAGAGGGCAGCTAAGAGATGTATCTGTATCTTGCTGGGTATTAAGTAAGAACGGAGTTTTAGACGGAACTACAGAGATTAAGAATATATATTAGTTGCCAAATAGCAGTAAATATTCACACTGAATAGCCCACCAACTGGTGGGTTTTTTATTGCCTAAAAATCAGGAGGGCCAAATGGCCTTGACACTACTGTCCGCAAATAACGCCTCAACAGTGTTATCGGCGGGGATAAGCGCATCAGCGACAACTCTAACAGTAAATACCGGCACTGGCGGTCTTTTCCCATCACCGGTATCTGGTACTAGCTTTTTTAAACTTACTTTGATTGATGCTGCTACAGGAACATTAACAGAGATAGTGCATGTCACGGCCAGAACTGGCGATATTATGACAATAGTTCGCGGGCAGGAGGGGACAACTAATCGGCTTTGGTCTGCTAACGATATTGCCGCTAATATGATGACCGCTGGGACATTAGATTTATTCGCTCAATCAGGAAGTCTTGGTGGTGCGGCATCGCTCAATGTTGGAACCACGGCGGGTACAGTCGCCGCAGGTAACGATAGCCGAATAACTGGCGCGGCTCAATTTACACAATTAACTGGCGTTATAGGCACATCGCGTAATGCGAAAATGAGCGTTACTGCTGCATCATCAACAGCAACATTCACGGCAGATGAACTGATTGTGCAAACTGCTTTGGGGGGGCTTCAGTACAAACTATCGAGCTTCAGCAAAACCATTAACCTTGCGACCACTGGTGTGGGTGGGATGGATACCGGTACTGTGCCAGCCAACGGCTTTGTTGCGTTATATGCGATTTATAACCCAACAACTCAGATATCAGCATTGCTTGCTGTGAATGCTTCATCAGTTGTTGCTCCGGAGGTATACGGCGGCAGTAATATGCCTGCGGGTTATATGGCATCAGCGCTTGTTAGTGTTTTGCCTACCAGTTCATCTCAACTTGCTCCAGTGATTCAGCAGGGGCGAAGAGTCTCAATTGTTGGCGCTAGCATCCTATCCGGATCTGGTGCTCCATCTTCTCTTGCTGCCCTTGCAATTACCGTAATTCCTCTGAATACAACGCTAATCAGAATGTCCGCGACAGTTGGGATTATTGCGAATGATACAACAGGCGTTCTTGAAGTTGCCGCTAGTGCAGCTCTTGTGGGGGCAAAGCGTATCTCTCTGGGGGCGTCAGGAACTGGCGGGACACTGAGCACGACAAGTTACATGGAAATGCCGGTGGCTGATAATTCACGAAATATTTATTGGCGAGTACAGAGCGCTAATATTTCCTACGGATTAACAACAATGGGGTATGAATTCTAATGTTAGATTATTATGCGAAGCTGGGAGATGATGGGAAAATCATCTATATGGTTCTGGGGTTGCAAGATGATACGACTTTGGTTCCAGTCGATTTTTCAAGTGACGTATACCACGAGTTTTACTACAGAATGCCTATAGCTATTAGGCTTACAATTCCTGAATATACCGGAGTGCTGCCTGCACCAGAAACTACTTTAACTTAAAATTTAAAGCCGGGCTTAAGTGCTCGGCTTTTCCTCTAATAACAAAGAGTTAATTTTATTTTTAAGTTGTTTGTTTTCCTCTAATAATGTCTCAAAATCAGAGTATTTTACGTATTTCCCTGCGGGGTTTTCCCTGGGTGGGATTTCTGCAAGAACAGGGTAATCGGTAACTTCATAGAAGTTGAATCTTTTAATATTTTTCACGATAAAATCCTTGTTGTTATGGTGCATTAAATTACCCAT